AAGAGTTTACTTCTAACCACATGAAGTATCATGGTGAATTTCTCCATGCTATTGCTTTCGCAGTTAATACGATACCAGACAGATCATTAAGTTTCCAAGTTGTCTTTACAGGATGTGACGAAGACGAGAATGTTCATGGTGGTGCAATGTGGGCAAGAATGCCGATACAAGCACTTGTAGCAGATATACCATTAGATGAATGGGCAGAACCAATGGAAGATCATTTGTGTCAACCTTGGGACTGTGAGTCTAGACATCATGCAGTTACAGTTATGGATAGAGTTAGTTCCTCTCCGTGGCTATGTAAAATAGACAATGCTTTTTATACTGCTAAATATTTATTTACTGTAGATTATACAGAGAGTGATATAGCAGATGATCCTGCACAACACAAACAATCACATGTGTTATATTTAACAGATGCAGGTAAATGGACAGGTAATATTGTGGCACTTCCAAATAACAGAGTAAGAGCAACAAGTCCTGCTTTATGGGTAACAGGAGAAGGTGCTCCTGACTTTGCACCATCTCAGTGGTTACACTCTGCAGAAGCTCATGAGTCATATCTTGATCCATATACGACATTCAATAATTTATATTCCGATGGTAGCCAAACTAAAAACAATAAGAAAAAAAATAAGAAGTAAACAAAAGCTAGGTTTCTCAGAAAGAGCTAGAGCAGTAAATAAAGGACTACTACCAAGTGTTGCGAAAAAAAAGAAACTACAAAAAAGAATATAAGAATTACCATAGTAAATCAGAGCAAGTTAAAAATAGACAAAGTAGAAACAAAGCTCGTAGAATACTAAAGAGTAAAGGTGTGATTGTTAAAGGAAAAGATGTTGCACATAGGAATGGTAATCCAAAAGATAATAGGATATCCAATCTTACAGTAAAGTTAGCATCAAAGAATAGGTCTTTTAGCAGAACCCGTAAGTCTAAAAAAAGAAACCCAATGGCATAAATTATGGCAATAAAAAAAGCTAAAAAAACAATTAAAAAAGTAACATCTAAATTAAAAAAAGCTAGTAAAGCTCATGCAAGTCAAGCAAAAGCATTATCTGCTATTAAGTTAAGAAAAGGTGGTAGTACAGTAAACAAAGCAGGTAACTATACTAAACCTACAATGAGAAAAAGAATTTTTAATAGAATTAAAGCAGGTGGCAAAGGAGGTGCTCCGGGTCAGTGGAGTGCTCGTAAAGCTCAGATGTTAGCTTCTGCTTATAAAAAAGCAGGTGGTGGTTACACAAGCTAATGCCTAAGAAAAAGAAAGACCCTAAAGTTGGCACAGGTAAAAAACCGAAAGGATCGGGCAGACGCTTATACACGGATGAAAATCCCAAAGACACAGTTAGTATCAAATTTGCCACACCAGCAGACGCAAGAGCGACAGTTGCAAAAGTTAAAAAGATTAATAAGCCATATGCGAGAAAGATACAGATACTTACAGTTGGTGAGCAAAGGGCAAAAGTAATGGGCAAGACTGAGGTTGTTGCCATATTTAAAAAAGCAAAAGAAAGTTTAAAAAGAGCAAATGAGCGAAAAAAGAAAAAGGTGTAAGACTTGCGAATGTTACGACTGCGATTGCGAAGAATGCTCATGCGATTGTCATCATAATGATCGAGTTCTTACTGATATTCATGATAGACAAACAAATAGTCAATCAGACACAGAGATTTAAAAGTATTGATAGATGTTTGTATTTTGCAGAAAGACTGCACGACCAACCCCAAATACCAACAGAGGATGGAAATAAACGTATAACTGCATATTGTAAACCTGTAAGGAAGTAGAATGTTAGCAGAATTAGCAGCGGCAAATGCTGCCTTCGGTGTTATTAAAAGTTTCATAAGTAACGGAAAGGATTTAGCAAGTTGTGGCAAACAGATTTCTGATTTTGTTTTTGCAAAAGAGAAAATAGAAAAAGAAGTTAGTAAACAAAAAGCTAAAGGAATTGCAGGTGGTGATCTAGAAGAGTTCATGGCTTTAGAGGAGCTAAGACAAAAAGAAGAAGAACTTAAGCAGATAATGATTTATATAGGTAGACCGGGATTGTGGTCAGACTGGCAAAAGTTTCAGGCTCAAGCTAGAAAAGCTAGAAGAGAACAAGAAAGACTAGCACAGAAAAGAAGAGAAGAGATACTTGAATATATAGGTTATAGTATAGCTTTGATAGCTTTATTAGCATTAGGTGGTATGATACTTTTCTTTTTAGGTAAATGGACAGGTAAATTATGATACAATGGATACTAAACATATTTAAAAAAAGTCAAGGAGACTTATCA